AATTAAAAAGCCCAGGCGCTAGGCGCCCAGGCTGTTGTTAAAACCTACCAGGGTAGGTCTGCGCCCCCTTGCGCTACTTTGGTTTCTTTTTGTTCTGTAGGCTTATATGTATTAAACGACATACTTAAACTACCGTCGTCGTTTTTCCATAGGTTCGCTTTATATTGGGTGTCGCCCCTGTATTCGCTTTTAGCGTCTTGTACGTCGTCCTGTTTTAGACATTCTACAAGTAGCTTTGGCGTTATTAAAACATTCGCTAAAAGGTTCTGTGGCGCGTTATCGCCAGGGTTAAATAGCCTTACGCCGTTTACGTACTTTGTTTTCGTGTTACTCATTATATATTAAATTTTGCAGTTATCTGCTGGTTATACTCTTTTTTCATTTTGTAATTAGCCAGTACTTTTTTAGCCTGGTCTGCCGTACCCTTTAGGGTTGCGTTTAGTTGGTTTTCTGTTAGCCAGCTTTTGTTATCCTGGTTACTAACAGCGTTACCTACTTCGTCAGCACTAGCTATACTAGTGTCTAGTCCTATACCTAAATAGCCTAACGCGCGCCCTAAAGCACTAGTAAAGCCGTTTTCTAAAAACGACGTTTTATTTATGTAGCTACTATCGCGGTATTCCTGGGCGTGTGCGCTTACCATTTCGTTACCGTCTGGGTCCAAAATAGTGGCTTTAAATACGCCTTCTTTGTCGTCTAGACTTACTAGGTCTTCGACTATTCGCCAGCCATTATAGGCGGCTTCTTTTCTAAAGTGTATAAGCCGTTCGTTTACGGTTATATACTCCTTACCTTTTATGTTTACTGTTTTCACTTGTTTAGAATTAAATTAAAAGTTACATCTATACTAAAGCCAGCCTTATGTAACGCGCGAAGTTCAGCTACTCTAAAAGTTTCTGGGCTATCTAAACGCGTATATACCGTAGGGTATTTGGCGCCTATTAGTTCACAAATATCTTTTAAAGTGTAGCCTAGCTTTCGCATCTCAGCTGTAAATAAATCTTTATACATATTGTATATTTTACCGCTAAATTACAAATAGATTTTAAACTATGCAAACTATTTTTAAAGTATTAAGATAAAAAAACCTACCCAGCGCTAGGCATACAGGTAGGTTTTCGCAGCAAACAAAGGGGACGTTTTAACTTTGTATTACGGTTGTAAATTTACTAGTAGAAGTAGCCGCCACTGGGTTGTCTTGGTTTGGCTTATGTGCTATTATATTGTACCTATTTGATTTTACGCTATATTCTAAGCTGTCTAGTATTAAGCTGTCTGGTTCGCTAAAGTTTGTAAAGTTTATACGTAGTTTATCCATTGGCGTAACTGGCGCGGTTTCATTGTTATATAATGTACCTTCGTACCTAGTTACAATAGTCCTAAAGTCGTCTAGCTGTTGCTTTTGTGTTTGTAATACTGGCGTAGTTGTACTAAATATATTACTAAGATCATAAACCCCTGTATAGTCCAATACTAAGCCGCTTAGTGGTCTATCTACTTCTAGGTCGCCTATTATAACATTTGTAGTAGTGTCTTGGGTTCGTGTTATTACATTTGCTTCAGTACTTGGGCTGTCTAAATATAAAAGCGTGTTATCTACATAAACGCCCTGGTAGTTTAGTAAATAGCTTTCTGGACCATAAATTTTTAAAATTACAGTCTGGCTTTGCCCAGCTGCAGCTGGTAGTTTAGCTATACTTATGTCTTGACTTATCCATTTATTATCGGACGATATAGCCGCGTCTTCAAAAAAGAAGTATTTTACTGTAGTGGTCCAGTTTTCGTTAGCGCTATCGTAATAGTATGTAGATCCGTTGGTAAAGTAAAGCTGGCACCAGAATTTATTATAACCTGTAGAAGTCTGTAAACCTGTAGCTTTATAGTAGTAGCTTAGCTTTAGTTTTAAATCAAAATCGCGAGGGTATAAATAGTTACCAGTAATAGCCAGGCTTGTTGGCGTGGCGCCAAAATTTGTAGCTGTAGTTTTAAAACTACGTACACCACTAAAGGCTATTTCGTCTGTTACAAAACTACCGCTAGATATAGTCCAGTGGTTTGTATTTTGGAATTCAAAACCAGCATCTTCCTTATAGCTTAGGTTAGCTTTTACAAGTTCTGTTTTGTATCGTAAAGCTTTATAACCGCGTTCAGCTTCGCGTGTTAGGTCTTGATCTAGTGGCTGTAAGTCTGTACGTATGGTTCTTAAACCTTCGTAGTAGTAGTCGCCTTGCAAAGTACCGCTACTGTTAAATTTTTTATAGTATAACTGTTCTATATCGCCTTTTAAATACGCTTGGCGTAGTGCGCCTATACCACTAGGTACAGCGTCGTTTTCGTCTATATAGTCTTTTACGTAATCTATTACAGCTTGTTCACTATATAGGCTGTTATTTACTACTACAAATTTTCCGTTTGCTTGGAATACCCTACTATTTACGCTTTTTAGTACGTTTTCTAGAAATTCTTTAGCGTTAAAAAATTCGTATTCGTCGCTTAAAAAAACGCTTTCATTTATAAAGGCATTTACATACGTTAAAAATTCAGACCTATTTCCATAAATATCGTATACGCTTAATTCATTGTTAATAATAACGTCTAAGCCTAGCCCAGTTTTATTTAGTGCAGCGCATATTACACTAGCTAGGCTGGCTTGAATTCTTTGTAGCCCTGTATTTATACTATAAAAAGTGTTATCTACAAAAAGGTTGTCTAAGTCGCCTAGTCCGTCTATAGCTGTTAGCTGTATAGCTAGGGGGTTTGGCGCCATAAGTTCTTTAAATTGATCGCTAAGTAGCCAGCCAGTCCAGAATAGTGTATAGTTGTCTTGGGTTTCTGTAAGTACAGCGCTTACGCAGTCTGCAGCTTCCATTATACCGCCGTCGTTAATAACTCGGTTTTGTAAAAAAGTTCCTGTATCGTAGTAGCTACCGTTTATACAGTCGGCAGCTTCTACTATACCGCCGTCTAGCTGTACTTTGTTTTTAAAGTCGTCGCGTATAGCCTGGGCTACATATACTTCTACTTTGTATTCGCGTTCTGGTTCGTCAAAAAAATCGTCGTAGTTAGTTTCGTCTGTTTGGTATAGGTTTATATTACAGGTGCTACCAATTATAGGGCTATAAAAATCGTCGTCGCCGTCCCATTTTATTTTAACAGGTTCAGCGCCACCTACTAGCGGTAGTATGTCGCCTATATAGTTGTTTTTTAAAATGTCTAAACGTCTACCGCTGCCTTCGTGGTCTTCAAAATCTAACCTATATTTTACGCCGTACGCCATATTTTTTTATTTAATTCTACCGCGTTGTTTTTCAGCGCGTTGAAGTGCTACTACTAGGTCTTGGCCGTTTAATCTAAATTCGCCACCTACGTTTACTTGCTGGGCTTGACCGCCGCCTATAATATTTTTAAGTTTATCTAGTGGCGCTATTACTTCTGGGTTGCTTTTAGCGCCAGCATATTCGCCCATTAGTCCTAGTGTAGGACCGCTAACTATACCGCCATTAGCAAACGCCGCTACAGCGCCGCTACGTGGCCCACTTTGACCGCCGCCGCCGCCGCCTTTGCCGCCTTTAGCTATGTTACCAGCAGCACCTTTTACCATAGTACCTAGTGCTATTAAAGCTATACCAGCTACTATAGCTACAACAGGGTTTAAACTTTTAAGCGCTTCTACAATTCCTTTTAAAGTTATACCCATACTTATAGCTAGTTTACCTAAGTTAATAGCCATATCGCCTATAGTTCCTAATACTGTACTAGCTAAAGCGTTAGCTAAATTACCGCCGTTTGCTATAGCTTCGCCTAAAGCGCTGCCTATTCCCATAGCCATTTGCTGTAAGCCACCTTCTATTATAGGTGTCATTTGTTCGTTAAACTCTATAGCCATTAGTTTAGCTTCGTTTGCTTTTTGCTGTAGTATGGCGTTACTAGTAGCTAAAGCGCTTTCTAGTTGCGCGTTACTATTACCTACACTAGCCGCTAACATAGCTACAGGGTCTGTATTTACAGTTTGCATTTCGCCTAGTAAACTACTTCCAGCGTCTAAATTTAATTCCTGGGTAGTACCCATAGTAGTACCAGCTGTAGCACCTAGGGCGCTTACAGCAGCTATAGGTTTTCTAGTTTCGCCGCCTCCCATTGTAGGTAAGGCTGTAGGTGCTGGTGTATTTGACGTTTTTAGTCTTTGTTTTTCTAGTTCTTCGTTAGCTGTAGTAGCTTCGTTTACTACTTGTATTTGTTTTTTGTATACGTCTATTTCGTCCTGTACTATTTGTACCCTATGCTGTCCGTCTTTATAGCCGCGTTTATAAAGGGCTTGTTTTCTTTTTTCTAGTTCTTCTACTTTTTCGCCTAATTGTGCGGCGTTCATTTGTTCAAGCGCTACTTTATTAGCTTCTTTTTGGCTTTTTTTATACTGCACTATAGCTATTGTAACGGCCGCTATAGCAGTTGCTACAGCTAGTATAGGGTTAGCTATCATAGCTGCGGTTAAAACTCTAAAGCCACCAGCTACTAGTGGTAGGGCTTTTATTAAAGCGCCAAAACCAATAGACATTTGACCTACTACTATAAGTATAGGTCCAATAGCAGCAGCTACACCAGCTATAATAAGGGCAACCTTTTTGGCTTCTGGGCTTAAATCTTTAAATTTCTGTGTTAATTCCTGTATTTTAGTTATAACTTTTTTGCTTACTTCTACTAGGTCTGTACTTTCCACTATGCTTTTACCTATTTCAGCAAAGGCTATATTTATGTTATCTTTTAAAGTACTAAATACACCGCCTAGCGTGCCGCTTAATTGCTGCATACCGCCAGAAAATTTACCGCCTTCACTAGTAGCGTCTTCGAACGCTTTAATAAGTACTGGGAAAGTTACGGCGCCTTTACTTACCATATCTTTAATTTCTGACTTAGCTACGCCCATACTGTCGCTTAGCATATCTATAATAGGTACGCCGTTGTTAATAAGCTGTAGTAAATCTTGCCCCATTAAACGCCCACTAGCTGCAACCTGTCCAAAGGCTACAGAAATATTTTGTAAGTCGCCACCAGATACAGCGGCTATATCGCCTATACTTTGTAAGTGTTTAAACGCGTCGGCTGTACTTACGCCAAAACCCATTAAGGTATTATTAGCTTTTACAAGTTCGTCTAGTTGAAACGGTGTACCAGCACTAAATTTTACTAACTGTTTAAAGGCTTCTGTACCTTTTTTAGCACTTCCAGTTAAAACGTTTAACTGCGTCTGTAGTTTTTCAAATTTAGCAGCACTAGATAGCGCTTTTACACCAGCTAAAGCTATGGGTGTACTTAGACCTATAGTTAAAGTTTTGCCTACGCTAGTGGCTTGTTTGCCAAACTGTTTTAGTTTTGCGCTAGACTTATCTAAGCCTTTGACTAGCTTATCGCTATTCGCTTCTAGTATTACCCTTAATTTTTGGTCCGCCATAGTGTAGAATTATAGCTGTAAAATTACGAAAAAATTAACCGTTGGTATTTTTGAAGTTTGCCACAGTTTTAGTGCCGCCAGCTTTAGCCCTTGCTACTTTTTCTAAAAACTTTTCGTAGTCTTCTTTAGTGCTTTTTGGCGTACCTTTTTCTAAATATACGTCTTGCGGTAGTGGTAGTAATTTGTCTGGCGTTATCATTTGGCCGCGCTTAGTGCAGTTTAAGTTATATAACATAGTAGCTATATAGCGCGTACGTTCCCAGTCTAAATAATTATTTATAGTGTGGCTTTCGCCTAGCAGCTGGTTTTCGTTCCAGGTGTTAGCCCAAAAGTCGTTAGGGTTTATACCTATTTGTCCTATATAATAGTCTAGTAGGTCGTCCCAGGTTAGGGCTTTGTTTTTTTTTGCTGTTTTGTACTAGCTTTTACGTTGCGCTTTACGCCCATATTTAGGTCATTACCTAGTAGTTTAGTTTCTAAAAGCGCGGCTACTATGTCGTTTAACTGGTCGCCTGTAAGGTCTTCTAACCAGGCGCCTACAGTAAACTTATTATAGTCTATTTCGTTATTATTTTCCTGGTCGTTAGCTAGTAGTGCGCTGTAGATTAAATCGCGAATAGCGCTAAGGCTTAAACCTTGGCTAAAAATTTCGCCTATTTGATCTAGTGTTACGCCTTGGGCTTCTGTAAAGTTCGCCCAGAAATTCATACTAAAATGAAGTGTGCGGTTTTTACCGCCTAGTTTTAAAGTGTAGTAACCCCTTTTTCTGTTTGCCATATTAAAAAAAATTAGCCCTAGTTCCTTACGCTAGGGCTGTTAATTTGTTACTAGTTAGTAGCTGCTGTAATAGTACCAGTAATAGTAATAGAACCACTATAAGTTACTGGGCTTTCCATTTCAGCGCTTACTTCTAAGCTGCTTAAAAAACCAGCACCGCTATATAGTTGGTCGCCTGTAGCGGCTGTTCCAAACTCAAAATATAGTTTTGTACGTGCTAGTAAAAAGTCTGCTAGTTCAGCAGCGTTTTGACTGTCTGTATAGTCTACTAAGCCTTCGAACGAAATTTCGCCACTTCTTACGCCAGCTATTACTTCTTGAAAGCCGCCGCTATCTTTAGTAGTAGCTTCTGGCAAATCGTTTGACAAAGATATAGTACAGCTTGTAGTGTGTCCTATATTCGCTTCTGCACCGTCTGTAGACGATACTTTTAGTAGTAAATCTGTTCCGTTAAATACTGTACT